ACCGTGGATGATCTATTATTAGAAGATATTAAAGCTAGTGGGTATAATAGATACATTGTGTTAAAGATGACACATTTTCTTACGTGGACGGCGCGCGATGGATCAACGCAGACCGCTTGGGCATACTTGTATGGGCAAGAAGATAACATGCTTAAAGATGAAATTCGTTCACGTTCTCGTATGGATGCAATCTATTCAGAGAATCTTAAGTCTAGTTTCTTTATCACACCACTTAATCAATACATTAAAAAAGATGATTACTTTATTGTTGGCGAAGAACCATATCAAGAGTATTATCGTGTAACTGGTTATGATATTCAATCTAGTCTGGGTGTGGAATATGTAACGATCGATCCTATCTATGAATTTGATTTGAGTAATCCGCCAGAATAGAAGCCTGCTGATGATGAAGAAGATTTCTTCTGGTTTAATGGAGGTGTAAGTGATGGCGACAACTCGTAATCTTGAAGATCTTGGACCAAATTTATAGAAAATAGTAAGTCGCTTACAAGCAAATTAGACTTTGTTAAAATTACTTTACTACACTGGTAAAGATCCATATAATGAAGATGATTTGACTTCAGAATAGATTAAAGAAGAAATATTTAATAAATTAATTAAGATTGTGCCGCGCGTTGGTCCAAAAGAGACTGCACATAGTATTATTGTTTTACGTGTAGTGCGCGGGACATCTAATCCCGGTAATGACGAATTTCGTGATTTCCGTATTGATATTGAAGTCTTTGTTCCTTTAACGCAATGGTTTATAAAAGATTCTAATTTGCGGCCGTTCGCAATTATGGGTGAGATTCATCGTTCATTAAATAACAAGACTATTGACGGTCTTGGTAAAATGGTTGGCGGCGATTTCTAGATTAACTTCTTAACAGAAGAAATGAGCTGCTATGAGATGAATTATCACATTACCAGTTATGATTGATGCTTCATTCTTTTTAGGTTATTCTTTACCTTTTGGAAGTATTTGTGAAGTTTATCCACCTAAAATAAAAGATATAGTAACCAATAAAAACTATCCAGTTTATAAAAAATTATTTTTTACCAGCCAAGAAGATATAGAAGATGAGTTTGTTGAGCAGAAAGTTTCTTTTGATAAATTGCCGACACCATTAGAATATATTTTCACTTTTGCTGAGGCTGATGAATAGATGGCCGAAGTAATTAGAAATGGCTTTGAGTTCTTTATTCATGAACCAGTTACACTATTAACCGATTAGAATATGATTGTTATTGGTGATTTAGCGCAAGAGCTAAGTAAGATAAAGTCAGTTGATCAATTACGCATTATTAAAGAAGATAACTTCTTTGAATTTCAACAATTATTACGTCGCTCTGTTGGTGAAAAAGAAATTGAAGTGTATGATCCTAATGAACATCCAAAAGTTAAATATTTTAAAGCGAAGGCGCGCCTTCGTGATAGAGTAAAAGCAAAATCAAAAGATGCACTAACTTTAGGTTCTACTTTGGCTGCAATTTGTTGTATGGGTTTAAATTTAAATCCACTTAATATTGGAGAGTTAAGTTAGGCCGCCGTATCAACTCTGATACGCTACTACCAAGAAAAGAGTAAATATGAAATTGATATTGATTCTTTACTTGCAGGGGCCGATAGTAAGAAAGTAAAACCGCAAAATTGGATTAGAAATATAGAAGATTAATAAAATAGGAGGTCATTTTTAAATGGCTAGTATTTTAGACCGCTATGGTATCAAAGAGGTTGCAGACGTAACCTTTTATGAAATCAATCAAGATGGTACTCCTGGTAAGCCGGTTCTCTTCCTTGATACCTTAAAGGTTTCGACCATTGAGCAGACTGCCGAGCAGGTTGACGCTCGTGGTGGTAAGGGTAACCCCAAACTGATCACTTGGGACTATGGTAAGGAAATTAGCGTTAGCATTGAAGACGCTCTCTTTAGCCCGAAGTCCATGTCGATCATGCTTGGCGACGGTCTTGTTACGCATGCTTCTTCTCAGTATGTGCAGCACACCGCTACCGTGCGTCTTGACAACACTGGTAAGTTCCCTGAGTACTTTGTTGCTGACGTTTATGATGCCACTCATGGCTCCGCTCGTAAGAAAGTGTATATCGGTACAAATAGTGCGGCTCCTGCTGGTATGGTGCTGCTTGCTAATTCCGGTATTGAGCTTTATGGCTCTAACTTTACTGGTGCTCAGCTTGTTGCCGAAGACGGCACTGCTCTTGATAGCACCTTCACTTCTGACGACATTCTTGCTGCTGCGGCTTCTGCAGTGTACAGTACTCGTGCTGGTCAGAAGGTTATGTTCACCTATGCTGTGAAGGCAACCACAAACACCATCGTTGTGTCTGGCGATACATTCCCTGGCACCTACTATGTCACTGGCGACACCTATGCTCGTTCTGACATCGATGGTCGTGACCAGTTCTTCCAGTTCATTATTCCTAAGGCTAAGATGTCTGCTGAGCAGACCATTACCCTTGAGGCTGAAGGCGATCCTTCTACCTTTAATATGAACCTGACCGTCCTGCGTCCGGAATCCGGCGACATGATGAAGCTGGTTCAGTACGAACTCGAAGGCAGCGCTGGTTAATTAAATAGTTAAAGAATGGCGGAGGAAGGAGACTTTCTCCGTCATTTTCTTTAAAAGGAGGAAAGCATGGAATTTGATTAGAGCGTAGGTTCATTTAAAAGTTTAGAGAATGTATGCTTAAAAACTACTTGTAATATAGAAGCAGCTGGAAAAAGTTACGATGCTGGTGAAATTATTGCAAAGTTTGATAAGATTTAGATAAGCGGCCTACGTGAATTTCGTGATTATGTGGCCGCGCGCGGTGGATTTGACAACCGCGGATGGGTTTATTGGACTAAGACACAGTAGATTGATTTAACCTTTAGTTAGGGTGTTTTTTCAAATTTACAATTTGGTTTGTTAAATAATGCGAATATTATTCGTATTGAAGAAGAGGAGCCACTGTTAATTACTAAAGTTGAAGAACTTGAAAGTGATGCAGTTGGTAATGTGGTTACTAGTAAAGAACCATACGATTAGATTTTTGTATACGATAAAAGTACAGGTGAAAAAATACATTGGTTTAAACTTGGTACTTTTTTAAGAATAGATACGGGTTATACCGATGTAGTGGTAAGCTATAGGTATAATTATACGCAGGGTGCAACTATCGCGCGAATTGGAGAATAGTTCACCAACGGATTTCTGGAATTAGAAGGTATTACGAGAGTAAAGGACGATACGTCTGGACTTATTACAACGGGAGTTATTAAGATTCCGAAACTAAAATTAATGTCTGGCTTATCTATACAATTGGGCGCGCAGGCTAATCCCGTGGTTGGTAACTTTAGAGCGGTGGGCGTACCCGTAGGGTCAAGAAATGACAGTTATGTTGTTGAATTTGACTTTTTAGAACATGATATAGATAGTGATATGTGAGATATAAGTCAGCGTTAGTTTTAGCTAATGCTGATTTTTTTATTGAGGTGGAGAAATGGCGAACTAGACTTTTACACTAAGTATTAAAGCGCTTTTTGATGCTAGTAAAGTTAAATCTGAAGTTAATAGTATTTAGTCTACATTATCCAAACTTAAGATGCCGGATAAGTTAACAGCAGATTTAAAAAATAGCTTTGTATCTGTAAATAAAGCATTAGATGACTTTATTAATAAAACTGAGAAGGGTGTAAAAACTAAAGCTGATGCTACTGGAATTACTAAATCCTTTGATGTAGTTACCAAAGAATTAAATAAATTAGATGCACTATTAGCTAAAGTTTAGAATGAAGTTAAGGGTAGTACTGATTTAAGCAAAATTATAAAAATTGATGATAAGGCTAAAAGTGATATTGCAAAACTTAGTAAAGATATTGCTGATATTTAGAAGGAAATTAATAACATTAATACTTCTAAATTATAGGCTTTACAAACCGCTTTATCTTAGATTAAAACTAAAGGTGCTAAAGAGCATGGTTAGCATGCACTTGATTTATTTGAACAAGGTGACGTTGAGAGTGCGATTTAGGAATTAGATAAAATCATAAATAAACTTAGCAGTTTAAAAAATCAAACTCAAAATGTTGTTGATAGCACCAATGCACTTCGTTAGATGAAGCGAGAGATGGTTGATGCTCAAACTGAAAATGCATAGCATTATAGTGATATTAATGATAAGATTGGCTAGTAGGCATAGATAGCTCGAAATGCAACTGCTAATGTTGTATCAGAACTTAATAAAGAAGCTGAGTCATTAAATAACATCACTAATGCTGCAAATAATACAGGTTCGGCAATTAATGAATTAACAGCCCGTCAAGCTTAGTTTGTCCGTGAGATAGATTAGGTTAAATCTCGTATTCAGTATTTTTTTGGTATAAGTAATGCTATTAATTTAATTAAGCGTGCTGTTCGAGACGCGGTTACAACTATTAAAGATCTTGATAAAGCTATGACAGAAACAGCAGTCGTTACTGATTTTACTGTTTCTGATATGTGGAAATAGTTGCCTGAGTATACGAAGCGCGCGAATGAGCTTGGTGTTACAACACAAGCGGCTTACGAAGCAGCAACTTTGTATTATCAGCAAGGTTTAAATAACGACGAAGTTAATGCTTTATCAGTTGAAACCTTAAAGATGGCGCGTATCGCTGGTTTGGATGCTGCTGAAGCAACAGACCGTATGACAAACGCTCTTCGTGGTTTCAATATGGCGCTTGATGAACAAAGTGCTCAACGTGTTGATGATGTTTATTCTGAACTTGCTGCTAATACCGCATCTAATGTTGATGAAATTTCAACTGCTATGACGAAGGTCGCGTCTCTTGCTCATAGTGCAAATATGGAGTTTGAGACAACTGCGGCATTTCTAGCATAGATTATTGAAACAACGCGTGAATCAGCAGAAACGGCTGGTACTGCTTTAAAAACAGTTGTAGCACGTTTTTCTGAAGTTAAAAAATTAGTTGATACTAATAAATTAAAAGGCACCGACGAAGAAGGTTAGGCAATAGATGTCAATAAAGTTGGCGCTGCACTTCGTACTGCCGGTGTTGATTTAAATAAATATTTCCTTGGTGAAGTTGGACTTGATGATATATTCATGGAGTTAGCTTCTAAATGGGATACTTTAACAAGTGTATAGCAAAGATATATTGCTACATAGGCAGCTGGTTCTCGTTAGCAATCGCGTTTTATCGCTTTAATGCAAGATTATGCTCGCACTCAAGAATTAGTTGGTAGAGCGTATAATGCTGAAGGTGCTAGTGCAAAACAATTTGCTAAAACACAAGAATCCTTATAGAGTAAATTAGCTCGTTTAAAAAATGCATGGGATCAATTCTTAATGGGCTTAACCAATAATGCAATGGTTAAGACTGTTGTAGATGCATTAACTGCTTTATTAAATTTAGTTAATAAAATTACTAGTGCCTTTGGTGAAGGTGTTGGCTCTGTTTTAAAGTGGGCCGCAGCACTAAGTAGTATTGCCGGATTGCGTTCATTATTTTCAGATGGTGGTTTAGGTACGCGTGCTATAGGCCATTTACTTGGATAGGGTTTAGTATCTAATAAAATACGTGCAGCTTTAGGTTTAGGTACATTTAATGATGAAGGTATCTATTAGGCTAATACTTAGTAGAAAAATCGTACTCGTATTTTTGGTACTGGTGGTCTTTTTAGTAATTTAGGAGAACGAATTTAGAAATATAAAGAAGACAGTGCCTATTCAGTTACATCAATGGGCGGTCGTAATTTTATTACTAGAGGAAAAACTCCAAAAACTTTATTTGGTGCACTTGGCAATAATTTTATTAAAACTGGTGTTGGAAAAAATTTACAAGCTGGTTTAAGTAAACTTCCTGGTATCGGTGGGGCTTTTACTGGTGCAGCAGCAGGTGCAGCGACATTAGCAGCTTCATTAGGTATGGTTGCTGCAGCCGCAGGTGTAGTTTATGCTGCATGGCGTGCATCACCTGCTGGTTAGCTTCAAAAGGCATAGAAACTAGCTGAAAAAGCAAAAAATGCAGCAGAAGAATCTAAAAAAGAATTTTAGTCATTAAATAATTTATAGGAAACCTACAAAGAAAAAACTGCTGAGATAGAATTGGCTACAACTGCTTCTGATCGAAGGGCTGCGATTGAAGCTCGTAATGAAGCGGTTTTGGCAGCTATTGAATCAAATGGTAGTTTAGCTAAGTATGTAGTTACTGAAGTCGTTGATAATGAAATTCAAATTACTGTTGATGAATAGGCTCTAGCAGATGCAATTAAAAATGCTTCTGACACCTTAAAAGAAGCAGAAATTAAATCTGGTTTTGCAGATGCTACAGTTGGATTACGTCAAGCAGATGTATATGAAGATCAATTACGTACTTTGTGGATTCGTAGTACTAAATAGAATCGTTTAGATGTTAATGGTATTAATTTAACACCAGAAGAATATTTAAATGCGATTTTAAAAAGTTCTGCTAAACCAGAAGATATATCTAAAGCTACTAATTTATTTAATTAGATTACAAGTGCACGAGCTGCGGCGGAAAACCAGGCATAGCTTTCTTATGCTAAATAGTTATAGGGTATTACTAAAGATAATGATTTAATTAATGCTTTGTTACCTATGCTTGGTGACATCTTTACACGTACTGGTAAATAGTTATCTAATGATCAATTACAAGGAATTATAGACATAGACGGTATAAAACATTTAGCAGATGTTTATAATCGTAATATTGATGCAATAGATTTACGTAAAGTTGATTTAGAATCTGAGGCTGATTTAAATAGGGTATTAGGATTAACAGAAGATTAGTTTAAAGCATTATCTACTGCTACTGGTTTAAGTATAAAAACTATTAAAGCTCATATCAAAGCGATTGCAGAAGATACAAAGTAGACGCAACAAATGCAGTCTGCAAATATTTATTAGAAAGCTTTTGAATCTAAAATACCATTAACTGAGTAGTTTTAGGAATAGGTAAATAATTTATCACCTGAGTTACTTCAAAGTATATCAAGCATTTTAGACTAGGCAGAAGGAACCATTACTTCGTCTGGTATGGCTCAACTTATTAATTCTATGCTTGATATGGATACTCAATCTTTAAATTAGGTTAAAGAGTTTTATTAGGGCTTTGATTTAAATAAACCAATTTAGGCTTTTCACTAGTTGAAACAAGCTAAAGAAGGAGCATTAGAATTACCTTAGAGTTTTCGAAATTTATTACCAGAAATTGAAAAAGTAAATGCAGCGTTATTTGATACTGGAAATCTTGTTTAGTCCTTCCTATTGTCTGAAAGTTATGAAAATATGACTGACAGCTTATCAAAATTTATTGATGAGAATGGAAGATTAAGTGCGAGTAATATTGAAGAACTTGCAGAAAGTTGCGAAGAACTTCAAATGCTTATTGATGATACTACAGTATCTGCAGAAGGATTGGCTGAAGCTTTTAATGCATTTGAAACTGCTGGTGTTGCTATTGATGGTATTACGACATCATTATTGGAAGCATTAAGCGCTGGTGAAAGTTTTGAAAGTTTAATTGGACACGTTAGTGATTGGATAAAAGAATTTGATCAAGGTACTGATTTAACAGAGGGAACGGAACACATAGTTTCTGAATTGGAAACTTTAACTGAATATGTTACTAAATGGCAATTTGGTAACGAACCCACTGAAAATATTTATGATCATTTCTTTGGTAAAGGTGCCTATGATAATTTTATGAAAGGCAAATGGGGTCCAGACAAATCAGTTGAAAAAATTGCTACAGAAATGCAAGGCTAGATTGATAAGCTTTCTGGTCTAGCAGAAAATAATGGTTTAGGCTTTATGTAGCAAGTTGTTAAAACTGGTTTGGCTAAGGGACTTCATATCACTCAACTTGACCAAGAAGGTTATAACTTTAAATGGGATTTAACTGAATTTAATAATGCACAAGAAGCTATTCAAGGTGTTTAGCAAGCCTTAATGGATTTAACTGGTGCTGAATCTATTTCAGAAGATACGGCACGTGCTTTTATTGAAGGTGTTGGCGCACAATTTTATGATATGCGTCAAGATTGGAACGAGTTAAATTATAAAGGTGAATTACAAGCTTTTGCTCAAAGCGTACAACAAAATTCTGTTATTACTAAAGATGAATTGGCTGCTTTGGGCGCTGCTACTGATAGAACTGCTGAATAGGTATTGGCAGATTTACAATCAATTGCAGGCGAAGGTGTCACCATTCCAATAGTAGTTGACTGGTCAGATGGTAATGGTGGCGGTTTAACAGGTTAGGCTTTAATTGACGAATTTAATAAACAATTCTCTTCAATTCCAAAAGATATTAATGGTCACGAAATGACCAGAGAATATGGAAATTTATTGTAGGGAATTTTTGATGAAGCAAGCGGTGCTATTAATGCTGATGCATTAATGTAGCGATTAACATAGGAATTAAAATTAAGTCCAAATTAGGCTACACAAATTGCGGACAATATTACTAAAACTGTTGACGGAAAACTAACAAAAGAAATTGAAGTACCAGTTGTTACTAAAGTTGACGATAATAAAATAGAAGTTACTTCTCAAACTATTACTATTGAATCTGATTCAATGGAAGGACTTACTTCTGTTGCAGATCAAGCATTAGCAAATGCTAATGCTAATATTGTAGGTCAAGCTTTAGCAAGTGGTAATTATGAAGGTTTAACAGGTAGTGTTGAAAGTGCATTAGCTACAGCAGGTGAAGCTGGCGCGACAGCAATTGAAGGATCAATTGAAGCAATTCATCCCGATATTGGTATAAGCTGGCATTGGAATAATGGCCCTCCCAATATTGAAGGCCCGACTGCTTCTGGTGGAGCGGTCTAGTCCCATGCTTCTGGTTCAGCAAATAATAAGGTTTCTCCTGGTATTTCTCTTACTGGTGAAGAAGGTCCTGAAATCGTATGGAATAAAGAAAAAGGTTATGCTTATATCACTGGTGAGCATCATCCAGAATTATAGAACCTTCAACCTGGTGATCGTGTCTTTAATGCTCAAGAAACACGTAAAATTTTAAAAGGTAGTTTTGCTAAAGGGGGTATTATTGGGTCTTGGGCTTCCGGTGGATGGAATCCATCTGCTGTAACTAAAAAATCCTCCGGCGGCGGTGGAGGCGGAAGTAAATCAAGCGGCTCCGATAAAGAAAAAACTCCAGATGAATGGAAAAATGAACTCGATTGGCTTTACAATCTTATGGAAGATATCGCGGAACTTGAGCGCGACTAGAAAGCAATCGAGGAGCAGTATGAAGATTATCTCCAAGATCAAAGCAAAACTGGTAAAGATTTATATAATCTCTTAATCAAACAACTTGGTAATCTCTATACACAACTCAATCATCAAACCTTTGCTCTTGAAAAACGCGAGCAAGAGATGCGTGAGTTTATGGATACGACCAATGACCAGGATCAGTACTTGTGGTACAACTGGCAGGATCGCACATTAGAAATTGATTGGGATGCTATTGATTAGATTACTGATGAAGAGCAATATAAACATGTTAAAGAACTGGTTGATGAAGCTGAAGAGATTTAGGACAAAATCGATGATGCTGATGATGCCATTATGGACATCACAAACCAGATTTAGGAATTAGAGAATATCTGGCGTGATACATTTACAGATTTTGAAGATCGTGTTTATGATGCAATTGTTAAATCTTATCAACAGGTTATTGATAATTATAGCGAGTTAAATGACATATTAAATAATTCTAATTCTCAAATTCTTGACTCTTTACAGAAACAAATTTCTTTACAACGTTAGATTCGTGATAATACAAAAACTGAAGAAGAGATTTCTGACGATGAGGCGCGGCTGGCCTATTTGAGAAGAGATACGACAGGTGGTAATGATCTTGCGGCATTACAACTTGAAAAAGAGTTGGCGGATTAGAGATAGAGTTATGAGGATACATTAGTTGATTAGGCCATTAGTCGTCTGCAAGAAGATAATGACAAGGCTGCAGAATAGAGATAGCAATAGATTGATATTATGCAAGCCTAGTTAGACTATTAGAGTCAAAATGGTGAGTTTAATGCATATGTAAAAGATCTGTTAACTAGTGCGATGGGCGCCGATGGTGAATTACTTACTAACTCTGACTTAGTTGACTTGTTAAAAGAACAGGAAAACTGGGCGGCTATGAGTGATGTTAGTAAAGATGTTTGGGAAGAAGAATTAAACGGTACTTTTAAAGAAGTTGCTGCTTTTATACTTAAGTAGAATGCTGAAGAAAATGGAACTTTCTATACTGCATTAACTAAAGCCGTTGAGAGCGTATCAAGCGCGATTGGTAGTTATAGTTAGGCTATGACCAAACTTGGAAATCAAGTCGCGAGCGCGGCCTCTAGCGGAGGAGGCGGTGGTGGAGGCGGTGGCTCCTCTGGTGGTTATACCCCTTCTGGGACACCTGAAAAACAAGGCTAGTCAACTTCAACAACACCAAACGCCTTTGCTAAAGCTGGTGGCGGTTATGATTATAATGGTATTGTTAGTACTCCAACTGCTCAACAAACCGCTTAGGCTAGCCGTCAGGCAGCAATACAAACATCATAGGCTGCTAATAAAGTTGCTGCAGCAGCAAAAACAGTTACGTCGGCCGTATCTAGTGTTGTTAAAGCTGTAACTGGAAAGAAGTATGCTACAGGCGGTCTTGCTAATTCAACTGGTTTGGCATGGTTAGATGGTACTTCATCTGAACCAGAATACGTTCTTAATGCACGTCAAACTGATGCATTTCTTAAATTAGCTGATGTACTTCCCAATATGATGGGTAATAATGGCAATATTAATTCCAATGCTTTTGGTGGTTCTGTCTTTAATGTGGCAGTCAATGTAGATAGTATTTCCTCAGACTATGATGTTGACCGTATGGTTAATCGCATTAAAGAAAAACTCTATGATGACGCAAGTTATCGTAATGTCAATACATTAAGTTTCATGAGATAAATTAGGGCGCGGGGTCTTCCACGGCCCCGCGCGTAAAGGAGGATTTTAAATGAGTGTATTTCAAGGTGACTTTCTTGGCTTTTAGTTAGGAAATGAACATTCATATAATTTAAATATAACTCGTGTAAGTACGAATGATCGTTATTAGGATAACTTGCTACCCACATTTACTGATGCTGTTGTACAAGTACCTGGCGGCGATGGCACTTATTATTGGGATACTTATTATACACAAAAGCAGTTTCAGATTGACTTTGCATTTGATGATTTGCGTGATGAAGACTTGCGCAAATTACGATAGATGTTTAGTGTTAAAGGAGTAAAGCCTTTGGTGTTTGATGAGTTTCCATATAAGAAATATATGGTTAAATGTATTTAGCCACCACAGTTAAAATATATTTGCTTTGATCATTTAGAATTTCGGATTTATAAAGGTGAAGGTAGTGTACAATTAGTTGCCTATTATCCCTTTGCTTTTAGTGTTGATAGTCCAAGTCTTGCTTATACAGCGGCCGGTGCTACAATTAATAATAGTGGTGATATGCCTGCCAATATTGAAATTCTTTATGATTTGAATGAGGTAAGTGGCGATATATTAATTGAGTTGCGCGAGCGTGCGGATGGCGCTGATATTGGTCAATTAAAATTAACTGGAGTTGGAAGTATTAATGGTGACAGATATATGTTAATTAATACCCAAACGCAGTTAATTGAAGGGTTAAATGCAGATAAATCCAAATCTGGTAATCTGTATAATAAATTTATCGACTCTGGCGATTTTTTCTGGCCTCCTGTTGGAAGTTCTGTTTTATTATCAGATAAACCTTTTGTAAGCGCGCAATATACTCCTTTGTATTATTAAGAGGGCGGCGATATGAAATCTAAGTATGAAATAAGTGTATGGGCTGATGTTTTTGATCCCGATTTAAATAGATTTGTTGAAGAGAAGCTTGTTGTAATCGGTTCTGATACAATGACATCAGAGTCACGCGCCCGCGAACCAAAATTAGTAAATAATATAAATGGAACTAATAAATTTAGTTTTAATCTTTATTATAAATATATTGATACTCATACTGGCGAAGAAGTTGATAATCCATATGTACGCTATTTAGTCAACGAAAGAAAGATTAAAGTACTATGGAAAGATGAATGGTATGATTTATTAATTAAATCTATTAAAGAAGACTCAGCAAATCGACTGTTTACGTACAATTGTGAAGACTGTTATATTACTGAATTAAGTCGTAATGGATTTGAATTAGAATTTGCTACAGAATTAGAGAACAATATTGGTACTGCGCCAGAGTTAATTGAGCGAACGCTTGAAAATACAGATTGGCTGTATGATGAGGAAGGGTCGAATAAGATTTATCAAGAGACAGAAGAAGCAGTATATGAGGTTACAATTTTAAACGACTTTACTGCTCGTCTCAATCCTGATAACACGGCGGCCGCCATATCCCAAGGCAAGCCCGCGCTGATATATTATTCATGTGCATCAGATATTAATACATTAAAACCATACTGCTAGTTTTACTATAATGGAACCAATGTATGGCAACAAGATCAGAATGATATGCTGGTGATCAATGGTAATTGTTATGGTGTAAATGTTACATGGGATACTGATGGTTAGATTGCAACTGCATCAGTAGATGGTACATCTGTTTTCTCTATTAATTTTGCTACTGGCTTATCTATGTAGTATCGCGCGAAGCGGCTTGTGCAATCATAGAAGACCACTTACAGCGATGTGGTCGGCCGCTATGTAAATGTTTATAACGATGGCGCAATTTATGGTTTTCAAGAAACAGAATATAATGATGCTTTAGCAGTAGTTAATTTGGTGACAAACTCGTCCAACTTTAAAAATGTAAGTGGTTGGGTTGGAGATGAGCTGTACTTTAAACTTTCTCCTGGATTTGATTCCTCTACATAGATTGCAGAGTATACATCCACCAGTTTCTTAAGGCTTAAATAGGGTACTTATTTTAATATGGGTATTCAAAATAACCGCCCATATATCTTAAATGGTTTTATTGAAGGGGAAAAGTATGTATTTAGAGTGCGGGCACGCGAAAGTGGTGAGGAGCCGTCTGAACTACCGTACATCTCAAATCCTTCTTTAATTACTCCATATATACAAGGCCGCGATGGTGACTATATGCCAGAGGGCGATAAGTATTTTGAAACTACAAACTCATTCTATGATCGTGCAAACAAGTGGCTTGAATATGATATGACTTGTATCAAGTCGTGCGCGTATGCCATGATTTTAAGTACGTCTGAGCCATTTGGTATTTTCTTAGATACACCAGACTGTTGGATTGAAGAAGTTCAGTTTTATAAAGAAGTATGGGGTAGTACTGGTTATGATGATGAGGAACCAGTTCGTATTGATCCTGGTCAGATGAATTTGCAATCTATCGCGTAGGTCGTATGGAAGTACTTTGCTGCAGAGCAACCTGCTGGTACAACAAAGGATACATTGATTTATCTTTATACTTCACCAACAGAATGGGAAGATATTGAACCTGTTTATAACGACTTTGAAAAGTACGGTACGATAGAGGAAAGTAATTCTAATCGCTTTAACATACTTCAATCTATTGCTGAGACGTTTCAATGTTGGATTAAATTTGTTACTGTACATGATGATAAAGGTTATATCCAATACAATGATGAGGGCGCGCCGCTTAAGTACGTTTAGATTAAAAAAGAGTTCGGTTAGGAAACTGGAATCGGTTTTATCTATGGTGTAGATTTAAAAGGCGTTGTTCGTAATATCAAGTCTGACAAGATTTCAACCAAGACAATTGTGCAGTAGAATGAAAACGAGTTTGGTAAAAATGGTTTTTGTTCTATCGCGCGAAGTGAATAGAATTATCCGAGAGAGAATTTTATTTACAACTTTGATTATTATATCCAATAGGGCTTATTAGATGGGTAGACACTTTATAATGATCTTTATAATACTGCGGGATTAGCATACTACTCTCATTTACATGATTTAAATGGTGAATATGAGAAGAATTTATAGAATTTAATTAATAAACGATCTGAGTTGACAAAGCAAAGTGCAATGTCTACAGTATATAGTCAATATATAACTGCCGCGATTGATGAATTAAATTCAATAGATGATAGTTTAATGAAGCTTGCTGGTGTAACATCATTTGATGAGGTTGAAACATATATTAGAACTCATTATCGTGATACCAAAGTTAAGTCATTAATGAATGATAGGTCTAATACTCAAAATAGTATTGATGAGTATAGGCAGTTGAGTGCAGATCTTACAGAGAGTATTCAGTTACTTGAAGAATATATTGAGACTACATCTGCACGCCAAGACGAAATCATTGTGGAGTTGAGAACATTAAATAAACAATTCTACTCTCGCTATTCTCGCTTTATTCAAGAAGGTACTTGGACTTCTGAAGATTATTGGGATGATGATCTTTATTATCTTGATGCTTTACAAGTCGCCTATACAAGCTCGCGGCCGCAGATTCAATATGAGATTAACGTCATTCGTTTGAGTGACTTAGAGGAATATAAATCCAAAGTATTTCATCTTGGTGATATAAGCTTCATTCAAGATGTTAAATATTTCGGCTATATGCCGGATAAAATCACTCCATATAAAGAAAAAGTTCTGCTCTCTGAAATTACATCATACTTTGAGACTCCTGAGAAAGACGTAATTAAAGTGCAGAATTATAAAACGTAGTTTGATGATTTATTCTAGCGCATCACCGCAGCGACTCAAAATTTGGAGTTCTCCGAAGGGAAATATGCACGGGCCGCCAACATCGTAAATAATGATGGTACAATTAAGTCCTCTGTTATTTAGAATACTTTTGATTCTAATAAAGATTTAATTTATGGCGCACAAAATGAGTCTGTTAATATGGACAATACTGGTATTAGCGTTACTAATAATAGTGATGCCGCGAATCTAGTTAAGATTACGTCTGGTGGTGTATTTGTTTCTAATGATGGCGGCGAGACTTGGAAAAATGCTGTACGCGGTGATGGAATTAATACTGATTTATTAACAGCTGGCCGCATTAATACAGAATAGATTACTGTTTATAATGGCGATTATCCTAGCTTTCGTTGGGATCCAAATGGATTAAATGCCTATAAATTTGATGAAAATGGCAAAGTATATACTACATAGTTTGTACGATTTGATCAATATGGTATTTATGGTATTCAAGATGCGCCAGAGGTATATATTCCATCAAGCGAACAATAGATTTATAATGATGCTAATTTTGGATTAACATGGAATAAGTTCTTTATGAAGAGTGTGAATGGAGATAAATCTATTGAAATTTCAACTGATAAAGATATTATTGTTAAAGCTGATGGTGTAGAACGTGTTGCAATTGGACGTGTTGACGGACCTGAATCGAATAATTATGGTATAAAAATCCGCGACGAAAATAATGATATTGTTTTCTAGTGCGATAATTAGGGATCATATTTATCTGGTTGGACTTTAACTGAGGATTACTTAGAGAGTTAGACATCAAGTGTAACAAATAATAATATTCGTATTTATGCTGATGGTAATATTGGTTGTTATGCGCATGATCCTTATGAAAAGAAGGAAGCAGTATATGTTATTTCTACTACTTCTGCATTTGCAGTAGTTGGTTTGAATACTAGCAATACCACTGTACGTAATCGTGATACAATTTATCCATTTGTAGCAAATGTAGGTAAAACAAAAGTTGAGTATTAGGTTGGTGGAGCATATAATAGTACATATGCAACGCCACCAAGTGCAATTATACCAGTTCCGCCATCAACGATTCAGTTGGTATATAATGGACCAAGTGGTGAGAAAAACTATTAGTTAACTGGTATTGATTGGAATGTGCAGTTAAAAAATATGACATATGAAGAATATCCAAATCATGATTCAGCACAATATACTACATATACTTATACTTTTGATTTAACCGCCAAAAAGAACGGTAGTACATTATTTAAAATTCCATATACCAGTACATTTAATACTACTAAATCAAAATATATACCTGCATCTGATACGAAATGGAAAATTGATAATAATGGTGATGCTATTTTCCATGAAATTATGGCGGATGGTGGTTCAATCGCCGGCTGGTGGATTGATAATGAGAAGATTTATTAGACGGTTGACGGGACGCGAAATGGTAGAATTAAGACTTAGTTAAACTCTAACGGTATGGCTTAGGTTGGTAATTTTGATTATAGTATTGTTACTGATGCAATTAATGCAGCTATGGCTACTATTGGCGGTGTTTTAATGAGTAATGGTTTGATTAATGGATATAATATTGCTGCAATTGCTCGTGCTGCAAGTAATGCCTAGAGTACTGCTGATAGTGCTTATAGTTTAGCTTCAGCTGCCTATAATCGTTTACCGAAACATTCACACGGTTTGCCAACTAGTAATAGAAGTCTTCACGTTACCATATATACTGAAACTAGTGGTTCTACTGATAATTTTACTTATTGTTCGGGTGGTAGCACATATAGTGCTGGTAGTTAATAAAACAGACGAGTTTTACTCGTCTGTTTTTTCTTCTATTGGGTATCCTTTTTCTTCTATTGGATACCCAGTAAATTCAAAAGGCATAATCAATTCTTTTAACCCATCAATATCTTCCATATTCATTTCTTGATGTTCAAATAAATCTATTGGAATCTATTTTATATCAACATCAGTTTCAATATTCATCAATTCTTCAATTTTTCTATTTACTTCATCAACATATTCGCCTGACACTATTATATCTTTACCTTCAATTTTTCCATGTTCCATCACGATCTCACGGCGCATATCATATATAATTACTGCTTCTGGTCTTAGTTTTTCTTTATTTCGTGCCAACATATATCCAAGCGCCACATTAAATTTTAAATCTGGATTGTCACTAATGCGTTGTAATGTTTCAAAAATTGTAAGAATATCGCCATTTTTTAACTTCATCCTTCACTCTCCCAATCAATAATTTCCACCTTCGGCGCCATAACATCACTGAAATATTTTCCAATCCCTATAGCATCTGCCTCATCGTCTGTGGGCATTATATCAAACCACTTTTTCACAATCAACTACATGCTGCGCTTTACATCTGGTCGTGTCCGTCCTTTAACGCCACAATGCGCCCGCCAGGTGCTGGTGTGCGCGGCTTTGCATGGAATGTGCTCTTCATAGCATGTAAGCATCAGTATACCCTACAAGTGCGCGAGTGCTTCAAAGGTTGGTGCGCTTTTCTGCACATCTAACTGAATCTACTCCACACCGACGAAATCAATTTCATACTACTCAATTAATGAAATCATCCACTACTTTACCTGTGCGCAGCGTTCAATTTCATTTTCGCCTTTCGCAACAAAAGTGCCATAGTTCATTAAGTCTTTATTATTAAATACCGCCCAACCGGTATAGTGAGTCGCCTGGTCAAGAGCCAATACCCTATATTCACTTCTCTTCTTTTTGTGATTATTCTCCTTGACCTTCAGACGCTCACGCATACAGGTTGGGCATATTCTATCTTTTCGTATCTATTTCCAGGGCGCGCATACAACGTGCCCTTTTTCGCATCTATATTCTAAGTTAGAGTCGAGATTAGTATATTTTTCGCTTACGAGCGTCCACCCATCCGCTGATAAACTTTCTCTAATCTCGTCAATACTAATTCGTGCCATGAATTAGGTGGTGCCTGTTGAACCAAACCCTTTTCCGTGGTCGTTCTCAAACTCTCCGAGAGATTCAACTGGAAGCCAATTTACGAGTGGGACTTCCACTAAACGCATTTGAGCGAAACGCTCGCCTTTGCCGATTGTGAAGGAGGAACCGTAAAGTGGTCCTTGAAGAATTGCTTCACCGTCTTGCTGAATCTGATAATCTTTCAGCGGCGAATCAATATTTTCAACAATGACGCCAATTTCTTCATGATAATCAGAATCAATAAGTCCGGGTGTATTGGCTATGCGCAACTTCGTCTTGCGGCTCATGCCAGAGCGCGGCTGAATAAGAAGAGCATAACCAATTGGAAGATTTACTTTTAAACCTGTCGGAATAATAACACATTCGCCTGGTCCGATAGTATATTCTTTAGGTGAATAGATATCCATCGCGGCCGACCCATTGGTTGCATAGGTTGGAAGTTTTGCATCTTCGCGACAGATTTCCACAGGAACTGTAATAATACGATGTGGAACCATGTTGGAGGATTCCATCGTATTAATAAAGGTGGTAAAGATAAACTTCAGAAAGTCTTTCTTACTATCACTTAACTCTACGCCTTCAGCGGCCATCTCATCAACGGCCTGCACAAGATTGTCAATATTGCCGCTAAAGTCTTCAATACGAAGGCCTTGCTGGTTCATCATTTGTGCAAATGCAATTTTTGCTTCAGACGAATTGAAAGTAGACTCAATAGTATTAAAAAGCGTACCTTTAACTACATCAAAAGAATCATCTGGCATTGCCAAGACCGCACCTAATATTTCAAGCCCATCAGCTTCATCCGAACCTAGCGCTCCATCGAGGGCGCCAAATATTTCGTCAAAGATTGCTACTGTTTTTTCATCCATCGAATTCACCTTCGTCCCAGACCTCATCAAAAATCTTGGTGAGAGTTACGATCCATGCTTCACCAATAATTTGTCCTTTTGATTTCTTGGTCTTATATTTATATCCATTCGCGCCGAGCACGTAACCTTCCTTTTTCTGGAGTTCACGCGCGGCCGCGATAGCAGCGAGTGCTTCTTCCTCGCTATATGCTCTAAATTCTTCTGTTACTTTAAGTCTTTTCATCTTTATCCTCCAATGTCATTATGGGCATCACAGGTTACATGTGTATAATCTGGCTGAATATTCGGCGTAGTATTGGTCCATTTGTCACCATACCATGTGATTGGTTTGTTCCACCAATTATCATTTTTACCAGCATTGTAACCATCACTATAGCCTGCATCATAGGCTTGCCGCAAATATCCTTCAAAGTCTTCTTTTGTTAAACTAATTTTATTATCTTTAGACGGATATAATATTACAATAGGTCTCATTTGTCACCCCATAAAAATCTGTACGGCATAAACCATATCATCTGTTTCATAAACCCCGACTGCCATTGAAGTAAAGTCTTTTAAAAGAATGTTATCACGATGCGCCTCAGAATCCATCCAAGCCTGAACAAGAGTCTGCGCAGTTGCAATGGGCTTGTCAGCCTTTACAAGATTTTCACCAGTTACTTTGTAGTCAAAATCAGCAACTACAGTATGGCAAGAAGTATTATTTGGACGAGTATGTGAGAAGAGATCAGAGCATTCTTTCGCGCGTATGTCTGCGGCATCTTGAAGCTTTTCATTATACTCTAATTCTTCAAGACCTTCTTTCGCTCGTTCGTTGTTAGTCAGAATAAAGATTTGTTCAGCTAAAGTTGCATCTTCGGGAATATCTTCTCCAGTAAACTCAGCATTACTTGGCTCTTCTGGATCGTCAATTTCTAAGGTCTGATGCGTTTGCACACCATCTTCTTCTACACTTAATTCATAATACTCCATTGGGGCAATTACTACAATAGCTGTACCAGCATTATAATTAGGAAGTGTACCATGAACAGGGACATCTTTACCAGTAACACCAACAATTATAGTTTTCCCGCTTGGCTGAATAGCATCCACATCTGTCGCGGCATAAGCTGTTGCGGCCATGCCAACAAGCAGAAGGATGCAGATTAATATACTAATTACTTTCTTCATATTATTTCTCCTTAAGAATAAGGTTGAGGAGTACACCGGCCACGAGTGCAAGTGCAGTTCCACTTAAACTAAATGTATCACCACCGAGCGTTACGCCGCTGATACCAAGCGCGAGCACTACGGAGCAGATTATAAGATTCTTTTGTTTATTGAAGTCTACATCTTTCAGCAGACGAATACCGCTAGAACTAATGAAGCCATAAAGGATGCAGGCAGTACCGCCGCCAATAACGCAAGATGGAATTGATGCAATAAAAGCTTGAACCGGTTCCAGAAAACCGAGGAGCATCATCATAAGCGCGGCGAGGCCTGTTACAAAGGTTGACGCACATTTACTAAAGCCAACCGCGCCAACGCCTTCTCCGTAGGAGCACGCGCCCAGGCCGCCGAGACATGAAGTTGCGAGGTTTGCGACGCCTTCGCCAATAAAGATATGAGTAAGACCAGGTTCTTTATAAAGATCTTTACCAATAATACCACCAAGCGCGGCATGGTCACTTAAGCATTCACAGATAGCGCTGATTGTAAATGCAATATAGACGACAATCACAGGGATCATGGTTTTAAACGGCACAACAGTCCAATGTGTGAAAGCTACATCGGGAATATTGAAAAGATGAATGCCTTGGAACTTACTGAAGTCTACTAAACCAAATGGCATTGACACAACATAGCCAACTAATGTACCAATTAAGAACGGGAACATACTTAATGTTCCTTTAAAATAGTGGCTTGAGAGCGCGATTGCTAAGACAGTAATTAGAGCAATGATTACACCAAGATTACCAGTATCGCCGATGTAACCTGGGATAAAGCCCATCAGATTGATACCAATGACAACTGTCACAGAACCGATCAAAACTTTTGGCATAAACTTATACAGATTATCAACGCTGATGTATTTAAAGATTATACCAAAGATGAAGTATACTAAGAACGCTATAAAACCACCAACAGCAACTGCTGTATATCCACCAACTGCAAGTGCGGCCAGCACAGGAGCTACGAACGCGCCGCTATTTGAGATAAACATGGGAGAACCATGCTTAGTTACAATACCATAAACTACCGTTGCGAATCCAGCGCCCAAGAACGCGCCAGAGAGCGGCACGCCGCAAATCTGTGCAATAAGCGCGGTCGCAGTGAAGCAACTCAGCATTAACTGCAAAGCAAACAGTAGACTCTTTCCAATAGGAGGTCTATCATACACATTATAAATCATTCTCTTTCTCTTTCTCCTTTAAAGCCTAATCAATGATTGTTTTTATTTCAAGCAGATCGCTATATGAAGCATTTTCTACAAAGCGGCAATCCTTTGGAACGACGAGTAACTAGTTGTCTTCGTTATACATTCTTTCAAGTTGCTGCGCCATTAATAAGATTTCACTTAACTCATGCTTATCCAAATCAACATACAGAATATCCATTCGCCCAGTCCTTGATGCAAGCAATTGCATCTTCAATGTTAGTATAGAGGAATCCAACATCCTTGATAAGTCCAGTAACATAAATATTTTGGTAGCTATACTGCTGTGCGCCAATCTCGCGGCCGCCCTCATCCTTTGCTTCACTATGAGTTAAGCAGCACTGACGATTGTCGGTCAGAATGCCAACAAGCAGTTTATTATCACCGCGCGCGATCTTCTCGTGGAACTTGCCAATCTCGGCGCAAGTCCCCGCAGGAATGACATCACCATCCAAACACGCAATAAGCACATCAGAAACATCTAGACGATGATTGTCGGCCCGCGCGATCATAATCGGACTACCAAACTTCTTCTTACCTTCTGTTCCATTAATATCTGTATTTTCAATTGGACTATATAAGTCAATTCCGGGGATTGCTGCACGAATTTTCGCGGCCCATTCACGGTTCCGCAGTTCGTCGCCATAATAAAAAATTGATCCTGCTAAATAAGCTTTCATCCTTTTATCTCCTTATATATAAAATCTTCCCTTATGATTATATTATATCATAAAGGGAAGAAAAAGTCAAATTTACGGCTCTAAATATTCAATTTTCTTGCCTAACTGCATTGCCCATTCAATTTCACTTTTTGTTGAATTTCCAATGTATTTATGTACATTAATTACATAAATCATATCACAATCGACGATTTTCGCCTTATGAATTTCATCAAGATATTCTTTATCCCAGCCCGTAACATCGTCACCGGAGTGAACAAAGACCATCGGCATGGTTACAATATAACCCTTCAGCGTTAATTCGCGCGCGACGTCAATGAATGTGTCTTTAAAGCGCGTACTACCGCATAAACATACCTTTGGACATCTTAATGTCTTTAAATAGCGGCCGCAATGACAGTATCCATAAGTTTTCTGCTCACGAAACTCCTTGCACATGCATCTAGTATCATCTGTTTTCTCTGTAGCACAGCAACAGTATCCATCGTTTGCTTTAATTGCTTCTTCTACTTTCTTGCGATGGATGAAGTCTGGGTTGGGAATAATATCGAATTCTTTTGCAACTTTACTGTTCATATACTAGATTTTCTCCACTATTTGTTCCTGAATATTCACCAGCTTTCATCTCCTTATAGTGTTTTGCATACTGGTTCTTGGAAGCTAACTCAACCTCAAGAACAGCATCAAATATATGTGGAGAATCTGGTATAAATCGTCCATATTTTACAATGATGTTATCAAATTTTTGTAGTTTTGGGATTTCATTTTTGAGTTCTTCTTCTGTGTAACCTGTGTATATTACAATTGTGTCTTTAGAGAAGCCGCGAAAGAGAGTAATGAATGTGTAAAAATCTTCTGGAGTATCAAATGGTTCCAGGCCGCCGCAAACCACCGCATGAGTAAGTGGGTTTTGAAGATAGCGGCGGATTAGACTTACAGCATCAACTTCTATTTCTGGCTCGTGTGCGAGCGCCGAATTTTGACAGATGGGGCGCCCGCACTCATGATCGCACTTGAAGGTACACTTTGGAAAAATAAGAAACATGGATGGTATGCAGTAATTACAAATGTCGTAATCAACTACACCTTTTAATTTCATGCCTCTGCTCCTTTCTCATTTAATGGCATCCATTCGCGTAAACCAAATTCAACTTTACGCTCTTTGGAGTAGGTCTTTGTTGGAGTATAGAAGCCAACGATTCGGGTATATTCTGTTTCTACAGGCTCGCCGCAGACTGGACAAGTTTTCCCATAAAAGCTGTGATAGTTCTTGCACTGTGATACTTTACCATTAAAGGCGAAGTATGTAACACCCTGCTGTGCAACCCAGTTGAGCATCTCCCAGGCTGCTTCAAATGTAGAGAATGGAGCATCGACATTGATGTGTTCGATGGAGCCGCCATTGCAATAGGAGTCAAATGCCGCGCAAATGCGTGTGCGCTCCAAAATAGTAGCTTTAATACCGAGCGGAATCCACTGGTTGCCATAGAGCGGTAAATCTTCAATAACTTGCTCTGGATAGAGATATTTATCAGCAATTTGCATCTTTACCGCGGCTTGCTCTGCGGGAACTTGTTCAATATTGAACTTGTAGTCTTTATCAAGAGAGAAGTTATCAATGCAGTTACGAATGACTTGGAAGATGCGGCGACCTAATGAGAAGGCTTCATCTTTATAATAGGTGTTACCAAATTCATCTTGCTTGGTATAGCCAAAGGTCTTAATTGCTTCATAAATGCCGTTCACGCCGACAGTTGAATAAAGGTGCTCAAAGTCCACAAGACCAGAAGAGAAGCTAGGAAGTAAACCTTTTTCCACATTTCTCTTTATAATATTACGCTGTGCGTCAAGAATCTTAAGATTGAGTTCTGTCAGATTGCGAAGTTTTACAAGGAAATCTTGCTCTCTACCTTGTAAGCTATCAAATTCTAAGTTTTCACCAGCTTGATATGCAAGTCGTGCAATATTAAGTGTACAAACTTTTACCGAACCGACTTTAAGTGCGGTGCCGCCGATGGAGTTGAAGTAGAGGTCTGTAACATCCGACTTGAGGCGACAACAGTTGGACAAACTGTTGACAGTACTGTCTGTAAAGAAGTTGAACAAATTCCACTTGCGGCTGGCTTCACAAGCCCAGCGCGCGAACTCGTCGTCAACGAACTCTCCGTCTTGATATAATAAGGATGCTGTAAGCACAGGGAATGTAAACACATTTTCTTCTCTCACCATATTGACTACATCAATAAAATCTTTCTGGAACTGAATGATTTCTTCTTCTTCATCAATCATAAGTTCGCCATCGGGGAAAATGGAACCACCAAAGATTGCTTCAAAGTATGGATGATCGAAGACGCTGACGTTGGTAAACGCGGCTTGGTCGGTGCGCACCCAGGGCTGATTGAGACGATAGATAAGAGCCTGAAGCTGCTGTCTCTTATAGGTTTCGGGATCTTTCGTATAGTAGCCAGCGCGCACATCACGACTCCAGAAGTAGTAGAGATAAGGGATTAAGTTTGGCAGACCAACCGCGCCACTTTGGCGGCGGCTGAGCCATGCGATGCCTTCCATGAGAATCTGAATAAAAGAATCCAAATGCTTCGCGGGCTTTGCATTATATCCCTCTATAAAGAATAAACCTTTCTCTACAATATCTTGTATATCATATGCAAAACAGTAATGATAGAATGTGGTAGTATTAAAATCGTGCATATAAAGTGCATAATTCCACATCGCTTCCATCGCATCGTTTGCAATCTTAAATCCATACTGTTTATTTAATTCATAATACAACTTGTTGAAAGCAAGGAGCTTCTGATGCGGCTTGGACATCTCAGATAACAGAGTAACAATATCTTTTTGAGAGATATTTGCATTAGCATCAACTGATGCATTTGCTACATTATCACTATCAATAAAACCGTCGATGAAGTCGGTTAAACTTAACTTCTCTTCATCAAGACCCTGCAGTTTTAAGAATTCCTCACCATACTTCTCCGCCATTTTATTGAACTGTGTCTAGAAATTCTTCTTAGTGCGGATATTAATGTTCATCTTTACTCCTCAACCATTTTAATGCTTGAGAGAAATTGAATACTCCTTCATCTGTTTCAAGCATCGGCGCGGCCTTGAATCCACGCTCTTTAATGATTTCTAAGTCATCACAAATTTCAAACTCGATACCTGCGCGCGTCAGCTTTGTTTCTAATGCATTGCACTGAGGACAATGAGTGCTATATAACTTATTCATCAAACTCCTCCGGCGTGTCACAGAAGATACAAAAGCCCTGGTCGTTGAAGCTATGCGGGCAGATAATACGAAGTTCTGCATTTTCTTTAACCAATTGATTAATTTCATCTGTTAAAACAAACTTGTTTAATGCGGCTTGAATCTTTTTATTATTCAAATCAATTCGTTCACGAATTTGCTGTCCATTCATTGACTAATTCGCCTCCCTTTACAATTACATTTGGTATACTATAGAACATATCGAAAACTTCATAATTCTTCTTTCTCATATATTGAAATGATTCTCGCATTTCGTTTTGCGTAACTGAGAACCGCTGCCAAGGGAAGGTTTCTATATACGCGCGATCGCGCCATGCGCAGTAGTTATATAGAGTTTGTTTATGTGGACGAATAAACTCTAAATGATTCTTGCCATAGAAACAATCGATGGTTTTCATAAGATTTAAAAGTTCTCGCGTCTTGAAAAAATCGGTGTCTATATTAAGTAGAATTTTAATTTGTTGACTTCGTAAAAATAAAGCTTGTTTATAAAAAATCGGTAAGACCTGCATCACGAATTGGTCTTCATCTGCGCAATTGTAGGTGAAGTTATATATCATCTGCCGTAGACCGAGAATTGGCTTCTCAGTGAGTTGAACCAATTCGTCGGTAGTAAAAAGACCATTGTACTGCAGGTAGAAACAAGAACCCATTGGCGGCAGCTTGAGCCAACCGAGTAAAGTGGGAAAGTCATATACGTTGATAGGGAACTTGTTGCCAATACGATATGGAAGACCGCTCGGCCGCGCCGTACTCAATTCCATGAGTACGTCTAATACATTTGGAATAGACGCGGCATCGTAGTCATGCAGAATAACTGACGGATGCTTCGGCCGCAATCGGTCAAATGGAAAAGGTTCCAGCGTCTTGCCATCAAGGGACAAGCGCACATGCGTTGCATAGAGAATAGTTTTAATTTGCTCTTGTCCCTTTACTGACGGATTATAAAGTGTTCGATATTTATCATATATCGTCCAGTCTGGTTCAATGCGCTCAGCCGCTATTTCCATCGGCTGATAAACGCTTGAGAATGCGCGCCCGCCATAGATTACATTGTCTGCTAAAAAACGTCGGTCATATATACCATCATCATATTCTTTGCGGAAAAATGCGGCAGAGTACATAGAAGGATTAAAATCTGGCGAAGCTACAACTATATCACGTTTCTTCTTGCGCCATGCCGCATATTTCGCACATTCAAGGTTTGGGATTACATTCTGGTAATGGAAGTAATCGTAGTCATGTATTAATACTGTCCCGATTCTTCCTCACCTGCCCGTTCTGTCTTGATTACAAGGCGGCCGCCCTGTACGTCCATAATCTGCTCAACTCTGTGCCATGGAGTTCGACTATACACTTTTGCTGTGAATCCATCATCTTGCCGAACTCCCGTGATAATCAACTTATTCCCTCTCGAGAACATCGACTTCTCCACAACATGCTTTTTTCCATCTGCACCACGAACTGAGATCTGTCTATCATATGCTTCAAATGCACCATACACCATTACATTTACAACCCCTGTCGGAGTTAACAACATAACCGTCTTCTTTGCTTTATTACGATCTAAAACTGTACCTGCAATTCGATGCAACTTGAAGATCGGAACTTGTTTCCCCTTAATCGGAATCACTCGTTCGACTTCTGGACGTTCTGACAATTCAAAGAAATCTTCAATCAGATACAAATCCATATCGACATCACTTAGCTCATGTTCGTGTGAATAAAATGACACAGAATCCATTTCCCACTTACTCAGACTACCAAGACAATACTTATTCCATACATCTGATGTTAACCGCTCATTAACCGCGTTCAACAAATCATCATGATGCTTTTTAATATATGGACGAATAATATCCATCTGTTTCTGATAAATATTATCCCATACACTCTGCTTTATTTTAAAACCGCTATCAGTATCATCAGCAGGAGTACACAAATCAAGGTCAAAGCTATTACTATAGAAATTAAAAGCGACGTTATCAAGCCCATAATAATTCCCTTCTTTCATTTTCTTTATATATTTATTAAAGTTATATACTCGCCGCTGCAGATCATATTCATTTGGAATCAAATCAAAGTCAATCAACATTTTCATATTCTGTAAAGTGATACGCTTTTTTGTATCGCTAATCATATTTACATACTCATGCATTAAATCAACTCTACCACCAAACGCATCAAACGCGCCCGACTTAATCAAATTAATCATCTGCACTTTATTGACCTTAACTTTTCCCAAGAAATCTTTAATTGATGTATACGGACGATTTGCGATGATATTCTTCACCACATCTTCACCCACGCGCGTGATACCGCTAATTCCATAACGAATAATATTTGCATCTGCATCTGGAGAGAATGTATAAGTTGACTTATTAATATCTGGCGGCTCAACGATAATACCAGCCATACGCATCTTACCAATTGCTGTTGCAATCTTACCATAGTTGACCGTTGAGGTGCGTTTCTTTTTCTTTACTTCTTTACTATCTTCTTCTTCATCTTCATCATCATCTTCTGCACCAAAATCTTCAATCTCATTATACACTTCTTCTTCGACGACAACCTTCTCTTCTTCTTCCTCTTCTTCTTTTTCGTTGCCGCCCGCGTCACTAATTAAACACGCGCAATTCCAGAATACAATCGGATAATGAAATGCCAAATTCATTTCCTGCAACGCAATCAAACTATATGCCAATGTATGACTCTGGTTAAAACCATATCCACGCGACATCGCAATCAAAACATCCCACACATAATGTGCAAAATGCTGATCAATCCCTTTTTCTTTCGTTACAGCAAAAAACTCTTTCGTCAATGCATCATAATCCTTCGGACTCTTCTTTGCAATCGACTTACGCAACTTATCCGCCCATGTCAGACTAAATCCACCTAACTCTGGAAGCTGAACCAACTCCATGAACTGCTCCTGCGCGATACACAGACCATAAGACATTCCCAAAACTGGTTCCAACACTTTCTGCTCTGCCGCGCCAAGACCATACTGCATCATTTCATTTGCCCATTCATCTGGATTCGCCTTAAATCGCGCGAGTTTATCCGTTGGCATTTCACCGCCCTTTTCCTGTGCCATCAGACGAATTGTCGAGTTCAAAATTGCCAAATCATCAACTGATGTTGGCTTTAAAGTTGCAATACCATTAATACCCGACTGCTTCTCCATCTGAAACAATGACTGAATCTCATGATTCCAAACCATCTGCCACATCTTCGGATTGTCACGCTCTAATTTATATACACCAATCGCATTTTCATATGTTTCTTTCAAGGTGCGTTCACGCTCAATCAAACCTGCATCACATAACAGGTCAAGACAGTTATGAATCTTATCCATCGCTTCAACGGACAATGCATCATACTTAATTAATGACACTGCTTCACTATCATGTAACTCAAACTGCGTACAAATTGTACCATCAGGTGCGCGCATCAAAGCTGTCGATTCTGTGAACGGTTCATCTACAAAGATAACTCCACCTGCATGAATACCAGACCCACAAATCAGACCCTCAATTTTCTGTGCAACATTCCACAGCTCTGAATAGTTATTCATCTCTAAGATGAATTGTTTGATTGGCTTATAATCATTTTCTTCATCACCATAATAACATTGTGACAAAGTTCTTAACATACCACGATCTGCTGGAATCAAACTCGCAATATATTGCGCAATATCAACATCAATTCCAAGACCGCGCGCCGCCGTCAATACCGCGGACTTCGACTTTTCTGTTCTAAAAGTTGCAACATTCGCAACTCTATCTTCTCCATAATATTTACGGAACGCATCCAACACCTGCGCACGCCAGCCGCCCTCAATATCAAAGTCAACATCCAATACTGACACACGTTCTGGATTCAAAAATCTCCATCTGAAACATTTTGTTGTTTCTCTAAGAGGATTAATCTGAGTTATATCTAAACAATAAAGTAAAATAAAACCAACACCAGAACCACGCCCTGGGCCAACCAAACTGCCAGCTTCCCAACAAATATCAATGATATTCTGAAGATTTAAATAATATGCACTCCATCGCGCCTTGTTTACATTTGAAGATACCCATGTATCTTCGAGACACGCGTTAATCTCATCATATGCTTCTTGATTCTGTAAATCGGGATGCCGCTTAATTCCATCTAAAATAGCATTTACCAAATACCTATCTGATTCATACTCTGAATCATAAAAAGTCTGAAGCATTGGAATGTTTTTAAACCATTCTTCATAATCAATATAACCACTGGTTATTGGCTTCCATTTCAAATTCGGGATCTTGAGCGGCCGCAGAAGACTATAATCTTCAATACTATCTCTAATTTTCAAGATATTCTGATATGCTTCTTGCAAAACATCATTATCAAAATACCTAAAGAACCCTTCTAACTCCTGTGTATCCATCATATAAGTTGTCGCATAAAAATCATCAACTTCTCTATCACCATTCTGTGCATTAAGATATGCTTTATGAACAAACCTATCTTCTTTCTTTAAATAATGACTATCTGTGGTGATAATATATGGAATATCAAACTGCTTCGAATATGCTAACAATTCTTTGTTAACATAAATCTGCTCCTTATTCTTTGATGGTTGCATCTCAAAGAAGAAATTTCCATGACCAAACAATTTATCCATCTGATTAATCCAGATGTTAATCTTTGGCAATAAAGTCGGATTGTTCTGCGCTCTTAAAATCTGTGTTGGAAGCGCCCCGCCTAAACATGCTGTTGAACCAATTACATGACCAGGATTCGGGCCAATAATCTCAAACAAATCATTATAATATGTTGGAACCCTACGCATACCGCGCGCCATATAACTACGCATCCATGCGCGAGTTGAGATTTCTCTTATCTGCCGCGCGCCTTCTGCATCTTTCGCCAACAAAATGAAATGATAATATCTATCAACTTCTCTATTATAATTCTGTGCGTTCATTCCATTACGACACAGATAAATCTCATTACCTAATATTACTTTAAGTTCGGGATACTTTTCCTTCACTTTTTTTGCAATATTCTCTGCCTTAACCCAACCACTAATACTTTCATGGTCAGTTAATGCAACGACTTTATGCCCCAATTCTCCTGCGTAAGAAATGAGGCTGTCAAGTTTATTCACACAATCTCGGAGACGGATATTTGACGCTAAGAATAATCGGAATGATTATGTACAGAACCTGGGTAATCAATTCGATTATTCATTAGCATCACCACCTTTCATAATTTCTTCTATAAAATAATTACTATGCGTATTAGTTTTTACTTTAAACTCATTCCATTCTTCCATGGTCATATCTCGTTTAGCTAAATTTTCAAATACAGTTAAAAATTGTATATTATCCAACTCATTTGTCCCACCGCGAGCCTTAGGAATTATATGATCTATAGATGGTTTAGCTAAATCATAAAATGTTACACTTCGCTGTTGCTGTTGCCAAAATGTATATAATTTATTAAATTCATTTTGATAATAAAAATATTCAATATAATCAGTATATTTACTTATATCAATATTCGTTAAATTGATAGTTCGTATAATACTTCTATGGATAAATAAAAATTTATCAAAATCATCAAAAGAACATAAATATTCTTCAGTTAAAGTTTTTACTCCATTTGTTGCTAAAAAAGCATCAATTTTACGCAGACAACCGCATGATTTTGTAACTCGAGCGCCTAATAAATTTCTTTGACGAACTATACACTCATTACCACAATCACATTTACAAAGCCATGCTCTTTCTTTATTTGACCAAGTTCTTTCTTCTCTCGGAATTAATTTTACTGCTGTAAGTCTACCAAAACGTTGTCCAGTTATGTCTATTCCGTTAGCCATAAGTTTTCACACGCCTCCTTTCATTTTATATAACTATTATATCATAAATTTAATCAAAAATCAAATTATTTTTCCCAATAATAGTATGCATAGTAATTATGATAGTATATTCTTTCAAAATCGGGATAGCGTTTGTCGAAGATTTCTTCATTTAAGTCTACTTGCACATGCTTTTCAGCATCATTACCATAAAGAGGACCTTGTGGATAACAATATGGTATAGCAATTAATATAGACTTAGCATGTTCTTTTGCCTCTTGTACACATTGAACTGCTTTATCTGCTGATATATGTTCTAAAACATCTCCAAAAATGACTAAATCATATTCTTCTGGATAGTAAAAATCACAAATATCCATTTCATATACATATTTATATTTTTGTCTCAACTTTTTAACTGAGTTATGCCAAATTTCGACGGCGGTCCACTCATAATCTGCGCCAAGCAGATCATAATATGTACCACAGCCCGCGCCCATATCACAGATTTTCATACCTGGTTGTAATTTAGGTAGTAAAAACCATTTAGTTTCTGGCTTGCCAATGGGCGTACTTGTACCTTCAATCATAATATCGCCTCAATGGATATTCATAATCCAATAAATATTTAATAAAATCCATGCTAAAACCAAAATACAAAACATTTTAAAACTCCAATAAATTATCAATAACTTCCCAGTTCTCTATAAAGATCTGAGCTGTTTGATTCCCCATCCATTCATTGATATTTGCTTTACCAACGATGTTCATCTTAATTTCATTACAATTTCTTAACTGGTCTATCATATCTGTTGCATGGAACTTGATAAATGATATACCATTCTTCTCAATTTTAATTGTGTCTTGTTTCGCGCCCATGACAGTAAAGTCATTAACATATATATCATGGACATAAATCAAAGGCTCACTATTTCCTTGACCCCAAATTTCTGGACAAGAAGCCAATTCAAATATAAGTTCTCCCAAATCTCTATCATTCGGGGTTCGCTCAAAGTTGACATCATATGCGCCTTCATTGAAGTCTAAGTCTGCCAGCGCCTTATTAGCATACTCATGAAACGCGCGCAAGTTGGTATCAAGAATTGATGCGCCCGCCGCATTGGCATGTCCTTGGACATACTCAAAGAAGCCACTATCATTAAGGAATTGTTTCAAGTCAGTTAACTCACAGTCAGCTACATTACGAATTGAACCACGATCATAGCCTTCAGCATTCAGCCGCGCAACTATGGCCGGCCGCTTGAAACGTGCGGCAAGTTTCATAGCAATTAAGCCATTAATTTCTGATGGAAAGTCGTCATCATCATCCAGCCGTAGAAAGAGAATCTTGTTCTCTAAGAGGTCGTATTTATATATTCTTTGCTCGAGCTTATCAACCATCTGGTCAGTGATTCGTGTCTGCTTTGACTTCGCGTTTGTACACTCACGCAGCGACTCAATTGCAACTTCTTCCATCGTGCCTTTCGCGCCGCGTTTGTTGCTGGGGACTAGTTTATGTCCATCAATTAAACCTTCAAACAAGCGCTTCTTCTCTTCTAAACTACCAACACGAATCATGGCGTTCATCATAGGAACGATATAAAACGCAACTGTCGTTGGATTAATCTTACCACCCATTGAGAAGCTTTGTTTCTCTAAAGCACATAGGAAGAAATAATTTTGTATATTATCAAATCCATGCTTCATAATGTAGCGGTTCTCAAGACTTAGAACTGAACCCATATCACCACAGATGCCAAGCGCCGCCAAGTCAATAAGATTCGGTACAATAGCTGGTGTATGTGGATGTAAAGATTCGTGATATCGACAGAACTGCCATGTCACGCCCGCGCCGGTTAGGTCGGTGTTAGGATACCAGAAAGATGTTTGATTGTTGATAATACAAGCATACTCACTAATCTGTTGATCTTTATCAATCTCATGGTGATCGAGGATTAAACATTTAGTTCCTCTTTCACCTAACATTTCATGATACTGATAGTCATTGCTGGAACTATCTGGTAAGATTACTAAATCATATACTGTATCACCATCTAATAAGGCTTCAATATGATCCTGTAAACCATGTTGTTTATGTTCATGTAGTATAAACTCCAAATTCTGGTCTGGCGCGATTGTTCGTATATAATTCCACATAATCGCGCCCGATGTATATCCATCAACGTCCGCGTCTACAACAATCAGTATCTTTGAATCCTCTTTATTTAAAGCGGCATCTAGCCATTCAACACCAGTATCTATATTATCAAATAGGACGGGATCTGATAGACATTTCTCTGGCGGATCTAAAAACGTGACAATATCATCCACTCCACGCGTCTTTAATAAATTCTTTAAGTAATCTTCTCTAAAATTCTCATTTACTAACTTTACTTTCATCTTTCTCCTTTAAACTCGTACTCTAGTTTCAAGGAGATACTTAAACACTTCTTCTCCTTTATCACTCGGTGAGTCTTTAAGATTCAATAATTTTTCTTTATCATAAACAAAACTAAAGTTTGCATATTGTTTATATTTATCACAAATGTGATATAACTTGTCAAAGTAATCAGTTTTACCTGGCTCTTCTTCGTTGTCAAAGCAAAGAATGATCTCATATGGATGACATTCTCGTATAAGAATATCCAATGCATATTTGTTGAGGTTCGATCCGCACACGGCGGCCGTCCCATTCGGAAGAGCAAAACTTTCCATCTGCATCACAGACTTCTCTGCTTCAAATAGATATGCAACACCTGTTCGCTTAATTGTTTCTTTATTAAAATTCAAACCATACAGATTTAAACTTAGTGGATGCGAGTACCACTTATTCTCAATCTGCACTGGCATATATTTACCAATGTTCTCAATCTCCCACTTATTGAGCGCGCGCCCTCTAATTCCAACAAGACGACCGGCCGCGTCATAATGTGGGATAATAATCTTATTCTATGTTGGTGAGAAACAGATATGATATTTATCCATCGCTTTACGAGAGATACCGTCATTCAACCATTCTATAGGATAATACTTAATGAAAATATCCAGTAAACTTTCAGGATAAGTCGGAAGTTGACGCCGGTCCTTTTTTATGGTATAATTATCTCGTATACTTTTATAACCTTCGGTTGTTTTGACCGCTGTGTTCGCAGCAGAACAATTGAGAATGACTTGAAGAATATCATCATACCAGTTGTATTCAATATCTCTGGTTTCATAATAATTCTTTAAGAATGTGAAGATAGACATCGCGCCGCATTCGGTATAGCATTGAAAGATATGTGTATTTTTATAGTAATATAACTTCATTGATGCCGAGTCAACATCTTGGTTATGACATATCGTAGGAAGGATAAGAAAGTTACCTTTATCTTCAAAAGGAATATTAAAACTGTCTAACAACTGCTTTACTTTCTCATCATCAAGTTGTTCAATTATTTCTTGATAATCTATCATTTCATCTCATTCACTTTCTTCTCAATTTCATCAAAGTTATTATTCTCCCAGTCAATCTCATACAGACAATGCTTTTCAAAGTCAGTAATGATTTCAAGCCGAGAGTCTGTGATATACAAATCCTTCTTACGCAGATTACCGAGGTCAATCACGCTCCAAATGCGGACTTGTGTCCACATGCCGCTACGAACCTTATACACATCTGTCACAATTGTCGGGATTGCTTCGCCCGCACTTGCAAAGAAGTCAATTTCTTCTTTAGTCGGCCGCGCCATGACCATACCAATATCAGCTTTATTGATAATCGCGCGCGAACCTGCGATAGATGACTCATTTCTAATATTTACATTAGAATCAGCATTTGCATTAACCTGTGTGGATGAGAATACACAAATATTTAACTCTACTGCCAATTCTTTCAAAGCTGTAGAGAACATCAGAAGGATCTCATCATTACGAAGACTTACTCCTTTAAATTCACTCAACAGACTTGGACTAATAAAGATATAGTCATAGAAGACATATTCAATTCCGTGTAACAATACCTGCTCACGAACTAAGTTCTTAACCAAGTCGATGCGCGGCGATGGCATCTGAACAATATAAAAATTATCTTTATACTGCTCCATGATCCATACTGCTTGACGGATAATCCTCTCTTCTTCAGATGTAAAGTTGCCATATCTAAATTTAGACTCATTGAACCCCGTCAGATATGCCAAAATCATTTTCTGGATTTCTCCAATTGTCTGCTCTGTTGCGATGAACATTACTTTCCGACCAGAACCAATTTGTTCCCACCTCTTTGAGAATGGCTCATATCTAAAGGGATATGCAATATAGCATGCATCACCAACAGCTTGCCTTGTCTTACCTGTACCACTCGCCGCACTTCTAACAATGAATGTGCCAAGGCGCGCACCTGACATAACTTCATTTAAAATCTCGCCTTGTACTGGTGCGCCAATATCAATATTCTCTCGTGCGCCATCAATAATATCTAGGATACCTTCAAACGCACTTTCTGTTTGTGTTACTTCATGTTGTGTGAACTGATTCTCCAAACCAAGAACCTTACGCTTAACACTTTCTAAGATGTCATCAATCTCTAATGTTTCAAAGTTCTTATTTACATCTAATGCTTTCGGATTAGTCAAATCTTCAATATAATACTCACTTGTATTAAACCCTTCTTCTTGCAGACGATTCAATAAGTTAATCTTCTTTAACCTTGTGTAATAATAATCAAAGTTTTGAACTTCCGCCAAATATTCAGCATCTTGAAGATATTCAATACCATTATTCTTTTTAAAGATAACAGATGCTGCACCATTAGTTTGCAAATAATTTTCAACATCAATTGGCTGGATCTTATTCGCGCCGCCGCGATATAAATTTTCAAGTGCCGCGAAGATATACTTATCCAACTTATAATAAAAGTCGTCTAAAGTTAACTGATACTTATCGCTTTCACTCAACAGATTCGGTTTCTTCATGAGAGAACCAAAGATCTAAATTATTGAGTTTTTATCAACCAATTAATCTCCGCCTCCAATCTTACTTAAATCATATTTTTCGCGTCGCCGCTCTGAACGTGTGATCTTTACAATCGACCGTTCTTTTGCTTGTTCCTCAAGCTCTTTCATAAAACCACGCTTTTTGCGCTCTTGTGCAATCCAATACGCTTTAGCGTCATCAAATACATATGGTACTATACCAATACCACCATGTCCTTTATCCCATGAGTTGCCTTTAATCTCATAAAAATACTTGAGAGTAAAGTAAATACCTTTGGGATTAATCTTTTTCTTCTTCCAAAAATTCTCAATCTGCGCTTGACACATATGATATTCATATTTCACTTTCAAGTCGCGCGCGAGGAAGTCATAGATCATTTCAACCCAGTCATCATCTGTTGCGGGTGCCGCTTTCCAAGTTTCATAACAATCTTTATGAAAGTACCACCCCTTAGAAGGCTGAATCCAATCTACACCTTCTTCTTTAGTTTTATCAATTGGATAATGACAAACTCTACAACTGGGCATAATATCACCTTCTTTCGGACATTTTTATCTGATTATAGTATATCATAAAATTCACTTTTTGTCAAATTTAAAAAGTACGGGTTGCAGCTAACCCGTACTTTCCTTATATGCTATGACAAAAACGCCAATGTTATTTTAACATATCTTCCATGTCTAACACGACCAACTGGAGCAAATCTGCCTGGTCTTCGGTAAACTCACTGAGTTTCATGCGATGCCCCATAGTCATTTCAATTTTCTTCAGAATTGCGGTTGCAACATCGGGCTTGGCGTTATCACCACTGCCTACGAGCTGACTCCACAGTTCTTGCGCGCGGGCGCGTACCGCATTAAAGTCTACAGCATTTTCAGTCTTTATCTGAATTGTATCTGCAACAATCGCGCCATCTTGTTTCTCTGCCATCTCGATTGCATCAGCAATCGCGTTTACAAGTTCTGTGTATCCGAATGGGATTTTATCTGGCATATACTTAAAGCGGCTTCCTGCAAAAAGGGTAGGGGTTTCTCTTGTATAAAGCCACTGTTTTCTTTCGCCATTGACCCATTCAGAACCAATGTAGCCGATAATGTCTACGATACCGTTACACACCTCAGCCGCGCGCTTCGGCAGGTCGGGAGCAACGATTTCCACATCGCTACCATCTGCGGTCTTTTCAATGCGGCTGGCGCTATGTGCAATCAGAACAACGCCATATCCAAGCTGGGTGATACGACGAATAGAGGTCTCAAACTCCTTCTTGCAAGCGGTATAACCACCACCCCAAGGGATGTCACCGATCTTCTGCACACCATTCTGCTGGCAGATGTATTTTTCGCACATTTCCCAACAGATCGACACGGTATCAATAACTACAGTCTTAAATCTTTCTTTAGAGCGAGGATCTTCAAGGTCGCGCAGAGCCATCTTGAAATCGCTCCATTTATTTATATCAAAAGGAAATGCATTTCCAATTGCATTGTACCCTTTTTCAAAGGCAAGAAGTACCGCATCGGGGAAGCTGCAAGCGGCAGTTGTTTTGCCGCTTTTAGGCTTTCCATAAAGTAATACGTACTTCCCTTTCAAGTCGCGTGAGATAACATTCTTCTCAACTTCCCAAAGATGCATGAGGCACCTCCTTAGAAGCCAAGGTCAAATGCTTCCTGCGAGCTACCACCCACGGGCGCGGGCGTAGTGTGCGGCTTCTGGCTCGTCTTGTCCTTGAGAGTCTCAAGATAAGCCTTATGCTCCTTCAGCGCGGCTGCGAGTTCCGCAGGAGCAAACGCCATTTCCTCTTCCAGCGGAGCCTGGGTTCCCTTGGTCACAACCAGCTCGCTGACTGTCGTAGTACGAGTACGCACTTCCGGCTCACCGAAGTCCATCTCTTCAACAATTTCCGTGGTGGTGGTGCAGAAGTTCAGACGACCCTTCGCTGTGTAGGTCTTCTGATTCTCCCAATAGGAAGTGATTGCATCAATAACGCGCGGATTCGTTGCGAACAGTTCCATCGTGTCAACACGTCCACCATACTGAGGAACAATGACCTTAATGCGGAGCTTCTTCGGCTCAATCTCGACACCATCAGCATCGGTGACAAAATCCATCGAGGACACCGCAAACTGGAGACTCCAGGATGCTTCGGGCTTGAACTCACCAGTTGCCTTCTGCACGAATGAAGCGTTCACGCGCGGGAAGGAGATAAGCTGACCC